CGTTCCAGCGACGGCCGCGCCACCATTTGTGCCGCTTGCCTGCTGCTCGCGCACGTGTATGTATGGCAGCACCGGTCCAGCAGGACCGGCAGGACCGGACGCGCCAGCCAAGGCGACGGTCCATGCGGCAAACGTGCCGGACCCATTGGCCGAGCCGGCGTTCACGGTCATCGCGCCAGTACCGCTGTCGTACGCCGTCACTACTCCGGCCATGACATTCGAGGGCGAAGCAGTGCTCGCGACGGAGACCGTCATGCCAACAACGAATAGCTTTCCGGTCTGCACCGTCAACGACTGATTGCCAGTCCCGACCGTGAGTGACGTCGTTGACGTTGCGCTCGTGCCGGGAGCATTGAGCGCAGTCGTGGCGCTGGCCGCAGCATTCGATGCTGATGTTGAAGCATTCGTCGCGCTGGTCTCTGCGGCTGTCACCTGACCGAGCATCCAGTTCGCGATGTTGATGATCTGCGTGAACATCGGCAGCAGACGAGTGCGAAAGCCGCCGTTTGCGAGGCCGGTCGTCGCGTTGCTATCGTCAGTGACGGTCGAGCCATCGCCGCCGACGTTGGTCGGGAAAGTAACTTGGTTCGTCATTAGGACGTTTCCTCGATTTCAAATGCGTTGCTGTTGCTATTCAGAAACACGGTGGCTATCGGATTGAGCGCGCGCATGCGGCCGACGAACGATTGCCGGATCAGGTTCAGCGCGTCGCTTGGATCCCACGCGACAAGCAGCTCGCCATCCATGCCGAGCGTTCGCTGCATCTCAAACACGGTCGCCTTTGCTTCGGCATCGCTCAGAAACCCAAGTGAGAACTTGTCGACTCGACGCGGGTTTTTCCGGTCGAAGTAAGGCGTGCCGCCGAGCGAGCGCGCAACCTTCGTATCCGTTTCCCAATTGAACGACGCGCCGTATGACATGTTGTTGGCGGGCTGCCAGCCAGGCGACAGGAACAGCCGGCCGAACTGCAGATACCCTGCAGCGTTCGTCGCATCGCTGAACAGCACCTTGACGTAGCGCGCGAGCACAATGCTCGGCAGAAGGTCGAGCAGAATGCCGGGGTAGCCGGCGCGGTCGTCCTGCGAGATCGTGCCTTCCCACCAGTTGTCGTCTTCCCATTCGAGCGTGCCGAATGGATAGACGACCGGCCATGCGACTTGCCAGCCGGAGTCGTATTTGTTCGCGACGAAGGTCGGATCGTCGCCCATCAGCACGCGCCATTGACCCTGCGTGCTCATGTTGTGACTGACGAGCGAGACCACTTGAAGCTTGCGGTCCTTGCCCAGGTCGATGCTGAACTGCGTGTTCGCCGTCGTACAGTCGGTCGTGCGGGCGACGCGCGCGAGACGGCGGTCCTGCAGGTTCGTGAGCGGCGCTTGCCAACTGCCGCCCGACAGCGTCGCGCCGTCCGTCAGGTTCGGATATGCGAGTAGGACATTTGCCACGTCATCCCCATAGCGTGAGTGTTGCAAGGTGCGTGTCGGCGCCCGCGTCGACGCCGACGACCACCATCAGCTTCGACGGCAGGCCGTAGCGCGGATACGTGAACGCCACCACGCTGCCGAGATCGAGCGTGCCCAACTGTGAGAGGTCAATATCGACGGTCAGCAGCATCCGGCGACTGAACAGCGCGAGTCGTCGGTTCGCTTCGGCCAGCGCATCCGCTACGTTGATGAGCACGGTGTCGAACGACTGCGTAGTCGCCGATGGCCATGCGGCCTGCACGGTCGCGCTCTTTGCGATCTGGCTGCGTGAGTCTTGCGATAACCACGCACGCCGGTCGACGGTCACGCTGCCTGCCGGCTGGTTCTGCACCGTGTAGTTCTTCGCGTAGTTGATCGTGACCTGATAGACGGGAATCCCCGCCTCCTTCACGTTCACCTGCTCGAGCACGACATCATCGAAGGTCGCCGCCGGCGAGCCGGTCGGCGCAGTCACGCGCCCCATGCGCAACACACCGAAGCGGTCGAACGAGTAATACGCACCGACGCTGACCGCGATGGCATCCATCAGTGACTGACTCGTCACCTGGCCGTCAGCCCATACGCCGCACGGCGCGGAGGTCAACGCATTGAGCGCAGTCACATCTGCCGCACTGATGTCGGCGGACGTGAAGCCGGCATCGAGCGCGATCTGCTGCATGATGCTGGCCGCGCTCGTCATGCCGGTGGTCGTCGCATCGCACGTAACCTGCGAGATTGGCGCAACGCCTAGCCTGAAATAGCCCTGAAAGCGCCGATAGTGGCCCGACGCAGGCTGCGTCGATTGCAGCGTCGCGAGGTCCGGATAGTCCGCATCCTGCGTGAGCGCAACGCCGTTGTCATAGACCGCCGTGATAGAGCAGTTCGCCTGATCGGACGCCTGATAGATCAGCAGGCTCGTGTTGACGCACTTCGGCGCGATGTTCAATGGCGAGCCATAGACGCGCGGCTTGTACTGGCCCGCGAGGTCGTTGGCCGTTCCATCGATGCCGTTCGGCAGCACATTCGTGCCGCCGTACGTCGGGCGGGGCTGCGTGAGCGTGAGCTTTTGCAGCCGGTCGTTGACGACAAGGCCGATCGTCGTCGTGTCGCTGACGCTCACATCGCTCAGCGTGCCCGAGGCCGTAACCGTCCATGTGCTGAACGGCGTACCGATCACGCCCACGCGAATCGTGAACGGCCGCCCGTCGAATGCATAGTCGGTCAGGAGGTAGTCAATTCCCCCATCGCTGTTTTCGAGAACAATATTTCCGGGCGCCGACTGCGACGCACCGAAGCTCGCTTGCGCGGTGTTGAAGAGTGACCGCGCAAAGTGCGGCGACGCACTCAGGCGTGGCTCGTAATAGGCGTTTGCCGGCGTATCGGATGGCAGCGTCATAAACCCGTCGTCGGAGAAACGAAGAGTCTGCAACGTGCCGTCCGATAGCCGGTACCCGGTTACATCAATGGCTATGGTCATCGTTGTTTCTGAGCGATTTTCGAAGTGTGATTTGCAGTTTGCTGAGTAGCGCCTGCAGCGGTTTGCATATGCCGCGCCTGCCTGGTCCTTACCACCTGGCTCTCGGTATGCTGCTGCTGGCTCTGCTGCATCTGAGCCACGCCTACCGATGCGACAGTTCGCTCGAGCTGGGCGATCTTGTCGTTCAGCGCCTTGATGTGATCGACCAGCCCTTCCTTATCGCCGGTGCCGTACTTCGACCAGTCCATGTTGAGCATCTGCGCCAGCTTCTGGTTGTTCGCCGATGTGATGACAGCCTCGCCCTTGTGCAACTCGGCGTGATAGCCATCGAACGGGATGTAATCGGCACCGCCGGCGTGCGAACCATTGATGGCGGCACTGGCAGCGCGAGCCTGCTCTGCGATCGCCATCAGGTCAGCCGGTGTCAACCATCCAGCGGAGTGCTGCCAGTCGCCAACCGAATAGCCGCCCATCGGCCCATACGGGTTATCGGCGCTGTACGGGATCAGGCCATTGACCGCCGTTGCCTCCACCTGTGCGCGGGTCAAGCCGGCGCCATTTGGACCACCATTACCGCCCAACGCATCGTGGCCTGCCGCGTTCTGCGCCGCGAAATATGCCTTGAGCGCATCGGCGAGCGACTGAGCCGTCTGGTTCAGGTCGAGAATGCCCTTGACCATCTGGTTGGTGGCGTCGAGCTGCTGTTGTGCTGCACTCAACTGCTGCTGAGCGGATGCGATGTTCGCGTTGAGCGTGGACTGCACGGCGTTGTAGTCGTCGACATACGCTTGCGAACTTGCGTTGTATGCCTGCGACGCGGTGAGGAAGTCTTGCGCAACCTGCGGCAGATTGCCCTGCGCTGTTGCATCACCAGCGGCCGCGCTCGCCGACGTGCTTTCGAACAGCTGCTTCTCTGCAAGGTACTTGTCTTGCGGCGACAGCGTCGACAGCGACCCGAGCGCCAACGACTGCTTGAGACTCTTCAGTGACGTGATGAACTGATTTATCGAATCGATATTCGCCTGAATGGCCTTGGACTGATTGTCGTATGCCGTCTGCACATCGCCGAGCGCTGTCTGCACCGCCTGGTCAGCAGCTTGCTGCGTTGCTTGCGCTGCCTGATCGGCCGCCGACGTCACCTGCGCGAAAGCCGGCGCCAGCGCGAGCAATGCATTTTGCAGATCCTTCATCGGCTGCGTCGACGTATCCATGTGCTCGACCAGCGCTTGAAATTCGGCATTGGTCTTCGGCATCGCCA